TCATTTAGCTTAATACTATCTTTTAAAAGTTCAACAACTTGATCTGGATTAATAGCTTTATTCCTAGATGCTGACGATAATAAAGACTTATTTATCTTAATATCTTTTAGCTGACTTTCTAAATTTGTTTTCTCTTTATTAAACTCTTGGGTTCTTGTTTTGAGTATTTCCTCAAACTCACCCTTTTGAATTCTTTGCTTTTCTTCTAGGTCTTTTTGTGTCTTTACAGCATTTACAGCTATATCTAAATCTTCAACACCCAGTTTCTTATACATAGAACCCCTTTCTTTGGCTAATCGTCTTTCAACAATGCTATTAACTTCATCTTGGGTAAACGTATGACTAGGTTGTTCTTGTGCTTGTGGTGCTTCTTCTTGAGTTTCAGCAGTTTGTTCTACTTGATTTTCTTCCATTTAAACCTCCATATTGGTAGTATCTTTATAACATCTTCTTCTTTAATTTTCAACTAATCGTCATCTTCTGGCTTTATCCAATCATAACCACCCTCTTTTTGTGCTATTTCTGGCAATCTTATTTCTAATGCTTCCAATAACCATGCAAACTTTTCTTCTTCATTTTCTAAAATGTTTTTTTGAATTTCTTTGAATTTTTCATAATCATTTAAATTTAAATCTCTTTCTAATCCAATTATATCTTTTGCTTCATCAAATAGTTTGCTCATTTTACTTTCTCATCTAAAAATTTAATAAATCTTGGGTCAACTAGCTTTATTTTGCCTAATTCATACAATGCAAAATTTTCACAAAACCATTCCTTTTTATTATAATCAGAATATTCGGTTGCACCTTTACCCTTAAACCTGCCAACTTTTTTAAGGTCTTGTTCTAATTGTGGGGAATAATAATCTATTGAATCCTGATTATATTTATTTTGATGTATATGATGCCCAAATTCATGGTAATATGTGCTTCTTATTTTATCTAATCTATTTTCAAAATGTGAATCAGCAGTAAATGGTCTATCAAAAATGCTATCGCCCATTTTCCATTTTGAAACTTCATTCCCAGTTCTATCTAAAGTTATATATCTTGGGTTCAATTTTAAAACACCATCACCCATTGATGCAACAGTACGACTATTAGATGCCATATTTATACCTCTTAATTTTGGTACATCATATTTTATAGCTAATTCATCTAACTCTTGCATCATAGCTTCCATAATTCCATAATCTTTTTCTGACCACTTAAATTCTTGTGGCTTACCATTCACTAATCTTTTTTTATTTATGCTATCTTCTATTTTAATATGACCAATATATTTTTCATTATTTAATCTAGCATTAATAGCACTTCTAAACCTTATTGTAGGTTTCCCAGTAGTTAAGTTATCTGGGTATCTTCCATCTTTTGCATTTTCTTTAAATTGTTTACCTAATTTATTTAAAATAAATGTATTAGAAACTGGCTTTATATCGTCTAATTTTATTTTATTAGTTAATGAACTAGAATTTTTGACATTTAGTGTTTCATCAAATGCTTCTTCTTCTGTTGGCACTTCATCTACTGTTTCTTCACCCCATGCAGGGTCTGTGGGAATCCAAGTATGTCTGCATCTATAACCACCCCTTACAATAAAAGGATCGCCAGTAGACTTTCCCTGCCATGCTCTAGTGTTCCACATATCTCTTATTTGTTCTTCTGTTAGTGTCCTATTAAGCATATTCTGGCAAAATTCTCTACTATCTCGGACTAATGTACCAGTATATGTGAAATGCTCTAACCCAGATGCTTTTGCTTTCGCTACTGTAAACTGCCCATGAAACTGCATTACACTATCGTGAGCAATCTGACTTGCATAACGTCTAAGATTGTTACCTGCCCTATCACTCGCATATTGAGTATGCAATTTTCTAACTGCATCTTCTACTTGTGCTTTCTTTGCACTATCAAACTTATTCTCGTTAACAAAATCAACTAATTCATTAATCTCACTTACATTTGATGCTTTATAAACTCCATTGATATGTGATTTGATATTACTAACCATATCGTTAAATGGTCTACCTGCTATTGTACTTTGGTAAACCTCATCATTAATCACCTTTAAAAATCGTTCTGCAATATCTTCAAATCCACTAAATGATTGAGTTTTCAAGGCATTAATGGTTGCTAAATCTACATCTGTTAGGTTCTTAAACTTTGCAGGAATAGGCATTTTACCAAAAGTATCTAATGTTTCTTTTGCTATTTTATTATAATCATCATTAATTAGTAAATCAGCTTCATTTAAAAATGTGGATTCAATTATGGTTCTTAATCTGGGTTGTAACTGAATAGCTAATCTTTGAGAAACTAAGTTCCCTTTTGTGGCTCTAGTAATTTCATTAACTACGTCATTTTCTAGCTTATATAATACGTTTATTATACGTTCTTCATGCTGATCGGCTAATTTTTCTAAAATTCTTGACATATTTTATAATGGAAAGTTCTTTTTCCATGCCCTTATTGACCAGTAAGCAGGTGAAAGTGTTTTTTGCCCTTTAACTTCTTTTAAAACCCCACCCATTCTAGCTAAAAAAGACTTTTGCCTTGCAGGTATGTTTTTCTTTATGGTCATTCCCCTAGCACCAAATGTAACCTTTTTGACGTTACCATTTGATTTGTTCTTTACATAAACACCAAACTTTTTTCTTTTAGATTCTGTTGCTGACAATCTAAATGGTTTGTTAAGTGATACGTTTTTACCTCTATATAATGCCATGCTAAGTCCTTGTTTTTACTAGGTTTTTCCCAGGTATTACTTATCATTTAATCTTTCATTTACTATTGCCCTACATATTGGGCATTGATAAACGTCTTTTATTTTCTCAATCAGATAAACCTTACAAATAACACATATTTTTTTAGGCTTTTCCATAACATTAGCATCATTTTCTTTTACGTTTACTGGCTCTTGATATTATATCTTTACGAACTTTCTTCGGCAACTGTTTGACCCTCTACTTCGGTTGTCTGGAATTGCCCTCTAACAGTTCTAATAGCATCTATTTCTTCATTAATAGTCTTCATAGTTTCGTTATCATCTATTACTGCTTCTGCTATTTGCTTATCTATTTCTTTATTAAAGGTTTCTGATTTTATGCCAGATGCTTTAGCCATTTGTAGATATTGCAGGTCATTTGCCCAATCTCTAATATCAAAAGTGTCTGGATAATCAACTGTTCCATTCCATTGTTTACCTAGCCATTTAGCAAATAAACCCCATATTTGTTCTTCTGCATTTTCTAAATAATCGGCTTTTTCTGATAATCTAGCATTTAAAAGTTGAAACTCTGTTTGTAAAGCTATTCCACTAGCTATTTGAGTACCAGTAGCCCTAACAGAACCCATATGGGTAATTCTATCAATAGCATCAACTTTATTTTGTATGCACTTCATTATTCCATCTAGGTTTTGACCACTAGGTTGAATTATATAAGGCTTTAATGATGCATCTAAATCTTCTGGTATTTCTATTATAGCACCTGCACCTGCACTAGCTTCAACATTAGGTGTTTTAACTAAACTAGGGTGGTTAGATAATCTGATTAATTGTTCTTTCTCGGAATAATCATTGTAAATAGATTGTTGCAGAAATGCCACATCTGATAAATCACTTATACCAATAGGTCGCTTATTACCTCGCAAATTATAAACATTAACAGCAGGAATAGTTCCTAATGGATTAGGCACTTCTTCTAATAGCTTTGATTTACCCTCTAAATATTCTTTATCATATTCTTCAACCTCATATGTACTAACAGTTTCTTCCGTAAATACTTTAATAATTGCTCTTTCTGAATTTATATCTTCAACAATAACCAATAAATCTAAATAAAATCTTCCACTAGCTGAACGTGCATAATTCCAATTAACTATGTTTTCTGGTGTATATATTGAAATATAAGGTCTAATATCTTGAGCCAGTTCTTCTGCTCTAGTCTTTGCATTAGATTGTGGCTTATCAACTATAACCCAACAATTACCATAAATACTAGCGTTCATCTGAACTTCTCGCATGACTGAATCAAATGACCTACCATCTAAATCAGCATCTTGAATAAATGATGTTAGTTGTGGCTCATTATCTAAATCACCATAATCTCTTGATGGTGGTACTCTCCATAAGAAACTTGTGTATATCTGGACAACATTCTTACAATGATTATCTAAGGGTGTATGCCTTACCCTTTGGTCATATTCTTCTGGAGATTCTAAAACATATCTGTGTAAATAATAACCATTTTTATAGTCATTACCACCTAAATAGCTTCTTATATAAAACTCCCAATTACTTATATTTGAGTGCCATAGATCATGTTTTTGTGTTAGTGCTTTTCTGTCCATTAACTCCACCTCTTAGGTTGGCTAGGTGCAAAATTACGTCTTAGTGGGAAATTAAATTCTATTAAATAGCCTAAAGCATCATTCATATGGTCATACCCACTATCTTTATCAGGTACATGAGTTCCCTCTTTGTATATTTGTCGTTCTATGCTTTTAATAACATTTTTGCAAGATTTAACAATAAACAGACTATTTTTCCCATTAACATTTTTTAATTTTGCATTAACTGCATTAATTCTATCCCTAATTAAAGGTGCTGTATTTTTACATTTTACATCAAATCCTGCATTTTTCAAGATACTTAAATCAGTAAATCCACCTGCTGATGTTTTTCTTTGTCTAGCACTAGGGTCTGGATAAACAACTATCTGTTTATTTTTGTATCTATTCTTTATTTCATCACACATTTCTTGGGTATTTGAGGAATATATTTGTATCTCATCAACAACTATAATTTTCTCATTAACTATAACACAAACTACAGCACTCATAGGGTCTACGTTAAAGTCTAAACCTATGTGTAAAATTGCTGTTTCTTTCTGGTATTTTTCAATAATATTACTTTGTCTATTAAAGTTGTAATAAATCATTCCAGAATAATTAACAAATGTGGCTTCATATTCTTGCTGAAATGTTCTTATATCTAAATCTTGTTTTGCTTGTTCAACTTCGTCTTGATCTACATTACCACCCTCGATAGTAGTATATTTAAAACTTGCCCAGTCGTTATTAGTTTCACCTTGCTTAAATAGTTCATATGACCAGTTTCCAAACCCTCTTGGACTTCCACAGAATAAAGCATGACCTTTTGTATCTGATAATGTAGGTCTTAAAACCTCGTACCATGCTTCTTTGTTAACGTCTGCAAACTCATCAATACATAAGAAATTCAAACCAACACCTCTTAGTGATTGCTCGTTATCACTTCCCCTAAGTGTAATAGTTGAATTGTTTTTAAGGGTAATAGTCAAATCACTATGGTTTATATTCTTAACCCATTTGTGATATATCATTTTTTCTTTTAATACATTCCAACATATGGCTTTAGCTTGTCTATAAGTTGGTGCAACATACCAAACTCTTTGATTAGGTTTACTGGCAAACTTAGCTAATTCATTAATCGCTAGGAATGTTTTACCAAATCGCCTACCAGTAATAAGAACCCTAAACCTTGCTTCGTTACTTATTACTTTCTTTTGAGGTTTGGTTAATGCCATTAATCTGATGACCAGACTAAAGGTTCTTCTAATTCATTCTGTTCTATTCTATCTTGCTGTCCTAACATATTCTTTCCAAGAAAGATTAACATTGTAACATTTCCACTTTCACAGGCTTTCCATTGAAGCTGTCTTAACCTCATTTTTTGCTTTGCCCTACCTTTTATCAGAAATTCCGAATAACTCTTTTCTAAAAGGTCTGCTGAACAACCGAAAAAATCACCCATTTCTTTATTGGTACAACCCAATTTAGCTAATTTAGATAATTGTTTAGTGTCTATAATATATTTTTTTGGTCTTGCCATTCCTATTTACCCCATAGTTAGGTAACTTTTTTTAACAGATTTAAAATATAAAATCTAATATTAAAATAAAATACGTTGAGTAATAGCTTTGGTATTAATTATATAATTTTTATTTTCACCTTTTGGGTATGCTTTTCTTTCTAACTTAAATTTTTTTAACATCTGTTTTTTTTCGGTTTTTGAACCTAGTAAATAAATATATCTGTGTTTAGGCAAAATTTCTTTTTTGGTTAGGTTTAATTTTTTTTTGATTTCTTTTATATCTGCAACATATTCATAATCATTCATAATTTTATCATGTCTATCATCAAATTTTAATAATTGTTTAAGTTTGTTCCAATCATCTATTGAGGGGAAACTAAAACCAGAATCTAACCTAAACCAATGTGCAGATGTATCTTTATAGCCAAAAATTTCATCTAATTTTTTTGCAGTATAATTTCCTTTATTTAATTTTAAATATTTTGCTATTTCTATTTTATCAATATTTTTTTCATTTTTTCTTTTTTTTACTAATCCAACATTTAATTTATTATTTTCTTGATAATGACCTAAATTTCTAAAATGAAACTCATTGTCATTTTCATCAACTAACTGAATTGTGTTACTACTTGTTCCAGTATAAATAAAGTTAGTCGCTTGGTAAATATATCCATTATGGTTCATATTTGGGTCGGCAAATGTAACAATTATTTTTGGTTTTTTTAATAACTTTAAGGTTTGTGATATAAAATAAGAAGCATAGTTTTTATGATTATCTTCTAATACTACCCTATTCAACTCTAATGTTTTATGTTTATAATCTTCGCCACAAATACCCTTGCAAAGTTCTGGTGATGGTGGCAAACCATAAGTTATTACACCTTTTAAAATTTTATCTATATACAATCCAAAAGAATGAGAAATCATAGGTAATCTTTTAGCATAATGTATATTTAACAACCAACTAACACATTCTTCATATTTAATACTCATTACTTGCATATAATATACTTTCTATCAATTAGGCTTGATTTAAGAGCCATACAGCAGGGGTTAACTAACCCTAAGGTATGATTGCACCTCTTAAATTAGTCTAAACTCACTACAAACTTTGAATTAGCATAATCGTAATTTCTATTTTTAGCAGTAACCCCAGATGGTTGCACTTCTAAATCTTTATCTTGATCGAACTTAACACCTAAATAGTAATCCATATAACCAATAAACTTATAAGAACCCTCTTTATCTTTATCTGATAGTTTTATTGGTACATCTTCAAATCTTTCTTCTTCTTGTACTTTTGTTTCTTTATTTTTTAATTCCTTAAAAACTGCTTTTAAATCGTAATAACTATTTTTAATTTTACTTTTACTATACATTACTTATCTCCAAGATTATATTCTTCAATTAATTCTAGCAATTTTAAACCATCATCAAAACCTTTTTTATAATAAGCTGATGAATTATTTCTGGGGTCTGGCTTTTGATTTAATATTCCATCATAAATACCATCTTTATAAAATGTTAAATATGTTTGCCTTTTCTTTTCTAAAGGGTTTGTTATGTCTATTACATTCATATTGATCTCCTAAATCAATGCCATTTGTGTAGTTGGCACAAAAGTTGTTTCATAATATTTATTTTCTGTTTTTGGGTATGGCAATATTTCATATTTAAGATTTGCCATAAATTGTTTTTTTTGTTTTTTATTACCTAAATAATAAATATATCTATGCTTTCTTGCTCTTTCTATTAATTGAAATTTAGATTTATCTTTTTTCATTTCTTCTGTTGGCTTTACCCCTCTAGGGTGTTTATTAATACCTTTCATTATCCAATCTGTTCTTTTTTCTGATAATCCACAATAAATAAAATTTGTTGCTTGATAAATATACCCTGCATGATTTATTGATTTATCTGCATATGAAATAATTATATTAGGTTTTGGTAATAATTTAAGACTATTACCTATTAAAAAAGAAGCATAATTCTTTTTATTTTCTAATAAACAAAGTCTATTTAATTCTAATATAGGGTGTATATATTCTTTAAAGGTCATTGCTTCTAAAACTGTTCTTCCAGTTGGGTCACCATAAGAAACAACCCCAATTAAATATGCACCATCATATAACCCAAAAGCATAACTTGTACATTTAGGAAGTGTTTTTGCATAATGCCTATTCTTAAACCAATCATGGGTTTCTTCTGCTTTAATTTGAATAACATTTAAATTATTCATACCCAACTCCCCATATCTAAGTAATTAATTGCATCTTCTTTTGTAAAATGACCCTCTTTAATGGCTCTTTCAACGTCATAGGGGTGTTGTTTTGCATATTTGGAAATAAAGCTACTACCTTTTTTATTTCGCACAGCTTCTTTAAAGACTTTTAACCTATTATCAAAAGGCTCAACAACATTACTAAATGATTTAGGTTGTTCATCTAAATACTTTTTTGCTGATAACCAGAAAGCAGGTTGTTTAGCAAATTGTTTATCCTCAACAGAACTATAATATTTATTATACATTTCTGCTAATTCTTCTGCTTTTTCTATCCATTCTGGTTCAATATTAACAAAGTTCTTTTCTGCTATTCCCTTACTCACTTTGTTGGAAACCTTATTCCAAAACTTATGAAAAAAGGGATTATAACTTATTTTAGTGGTTTTGGTAGGATAGGTGGTAGGGGTAGTGGTAGGGGTAGGAGGGGTTTCATCTAGGTTAACTTTAGGTTTTACTCTAGGTTCTAGGCTAGGTTTTTTTGGTCTACCACCTAACTTGCCATTTTCCTTAGATGCTTCCATTCTTCTTGTAATAAAAAGATACTCTTGAAGCTGTCTTTCATTCTGGAAATGTTCCCCAACTTGGATAAAGAATTGTTCTAAAATTTTATGACAACTTTCTTTTTCACTTTCTGTAAAACAACTAGCTATCCTATAGTATTTCATATTATCGCATGGTATTCCAGAACATCTTTTATTCCAGTTATAACAAAGCAACCTAATATATATGCCTATTTCCTCATTTGTTAAGGCTTGAGTACCTGCTATAAAATCTTCTGTGAAAAGATACCATGCTTTTAATTTCTCATTAGGTTTTGAATTTTCGTTTATAAACATTGTGATCTCCAAATCTATTTAGTTTATTGTAACCCCTCTAGGAATAAACCTAAAGGGATTTTTTGGTTTAATATCCCCAGACTTCTTTTCTGGCATTTAAAACAGTTTCTTCTTTCCATATCCAATTATCTGGGTTTGGTATCAAAGAGTTTTTAACGTCATCTGGACTATTAACAGTTTTTAAGTAATTACCCATAACTTCAACTATGTGTTCACATATTTTCATAGGCATAACATAATCATCTAATGACATAGCAATATATTCAGCATCTTTTGTTTTAGTAGGGTTTTTAAGATACCATAATATTTGCTTTGCATTAGTAGCCTTTTGATAAATAGATTGTTGCATAGCATGGGAAATACTTATCTTTTGAGGTAAAAGTTTAGATGTTTTCAAATCAATAAAAAAATCTTCTTTAGTATTTTTATCTTCAAAATGAAAATCAGTATATCCTATAAATGGAATACCTTTTATTTCAACTTGTACCTTTTTTTGATAGTTTAGTAATGACCACCTATAAGCATATTCTTGAAATGTCTTAACACCTAATTCTAATAAAGGTACTAAGTTTGCTCTTTCATCATCTATTTTGGGGTCATTTATCTCTAAACAATTAGCATCATATTCAGCTATCATTTTTTTACTGGCTTCCTCAATAGGCATACCATGAAGAAACATATTGATACCAGATTCAACAACTTGTCCTCTAATAGCAGGTGCAGATGTTGGGAATTGATAACCAAATATTCGCCTTAATGCCCATCTTTCACGATAAAAAGCAAATTCATTAAGATGACTAAATGACAATGGAAGTAAACCCTTTCCATAATCATTAAACTTTTCAAAATGCTCTATCATATTTTGTCAATCCACTCTTGAAGATGTTTTTTATTTTCAAGAACTTGAAGTTTTAAATCAAAACATTGGTCGTGGACATTACTGGTTCTACCAAATTTTAGAATATATTGGTCAAGAGCAAAAACTAATTTATCCATAACACCTATATCGGCTAAATGTTTAAACATTGCAGTTTCTTTTTCTCTATCTTGATCTAATTCTATTTGGTTTAGTTCTTCTTCAAGATTATATTTATCTGACATTAATCTTTCTCCTTTATCCAAAAATCGATCTTGTCTAGCAAATCTCTTGACAAATTATGATGAATACCAATCTTAGGGTCATACATCATTTGTACATTTCGTTTCACACTATCTTGCAAATACTTTATTACCTTATCCAAGACTATCCCATCTCTATTCAACATTAATCTTTCTCCTTTAACAATGTACTGCTTAACAAATTGTATTCAGCGAAAGTTTTGCCATTTATAGTGTTATAAGTAGTAATTATATTATAACCTTTTTCCCTAAGTTCATAAATTCTAGCACTTAATCTGGTAATTCTATAACCTTGTATAGCTTCCCATGAAGTAATAATTTTATGTTTTTTAAGATGATTTAGTATTTGTACTTCTTGTGTATTTGACATAATAATCCTTTCTATAAATTACGTTTTGCCATTTCCCTTTCATTAACAACCTTAGTTCTTAGGTCATCACGAAAGGCTTTAAAGGACTCAAATCTAATTTTAGACTGATTCCTCTTTTTTAAGGTTATTTCGTATCTATCAAAATAATCCTTAAACTTTGTGTCCGAATAAATTAAACCATTCAATTCGGTCATATTTTTGTAACCACCTTTTCTGCTATAGTAAACTGTTAATTCAGCAACAATCATTTTTTCTTCTTTTTTCATTAGTTCTACAGCAGTATCTAAATCAGCAAATGTAATTCCTAGTTCTTCCTGCTGATAAGATAGTTTGTTAGGTTCAAAATCTAATAAATAAATATCCATTAAAATGGTATCTCATCATCAAGATCATTACTTGGAATATTATTAGTTTGAGCAGGTGCAGGTTTTGAACCAAATGAAAAGCTATTAACCTTTAAACTAAGACTGGTTTTGTTTACACCATCTTTTTCATATTCTCTTGTTGATAACTCGCCATTTACGAATATTTGTTGACCTTTTAAAAGATACTTAACTGCTCCCTCGCCCTGCTTACCCCAGATGGCACAATCTACCCATAAGGTCTTTTTATTATCTCCATAGCCAACATTAGTTCCTATAGAAAAATTACAAACATTATATCCACTTACTTCTTTTAATTCGGCATCTTTTGCAAGTCTGCCATCAAAATTACAATTATTCACTTTTTAACTCCATTAATTTGTTTTGCCATCTTTTAGCAATATAATAACTAGTGTTTCTATTAGGCACAGCACCACCATTTTGTTCTATTATTGAATATGTCAACCAATCTAATGCTTCTATAAAGACATTCATTTGCGACCTAGTGATTTCAATATTATATTTTTTTTTCATATAAATAACCTTTCATTCTTCACTTATGCTGATAACTTTCAGTTCATTATGCAGGGTTTGATAATCTCGCCTTTTGGCAATATTTTTCCACCTTTTTTCTGCTTCCTCATAATTTCTGGCTTTTATATCTACATTGTAATATTTGGTTTCTTTACAATGGATAACAAAACTATTTAATTTAATTTCATCTTTTATTGTCATATAAATTACCCCACTCTTTATGATAAATTTTTTCTTTTAACTTTTCTATCCATTCCTTGTTTATAGATTTATCTTTATGTGCTAAATCATGGCATGACCTGCAAACTGGAAATAAATTATCGATTCTATTTAATCGGTTGTTTTTAACCCCACCCATGCCTTTCGGAATAAGATGGTGTATATCTACAGCTTGTTGCCTAAAGCAACCCCAACAGATGGGAATATCGTCTGCATGATACCCCCAAAAGTCGGCAAAGAGTTTTTTATAGTTTTTTGAGGTTTTCATTAAAAGCACTTACTGCATTTTTAGTTAATTTTTCAATATCCTCAACACTAAAATGCCCAGAACCCATTGACCTGCCAACAATACCAGTTACAAAAATATCTAATCTTTGTGTATCGCCTTTATTAAAACCATTAGCAGGTGGTTTAAAGTTTGAATTATTAACAACATTTCCTAATGTTTGAGGTGCATTATTTTGCTGAACATTATTATCAGCAATTTGAACATCTTTAACATTAGTATATTGGTTGCCATTTGCTGACGTTTTAACATTCATTACAGTATAATTGATAGCATCACCAGAATTGGGCATAGGGTTCATAACTACACCCCTATAGTACAATCTAGTTCCATCAATTAGATTTATTGAATAGTTAGGAACACCATCTTTAGTATTATCATAAATTTTATCTATTATATTAGCCATTTTACCCTCTATTTATTTATTACATTATAGCCACGACCCTCAAGACATCTATTAACGAAGTCTGTGCGAGTGTCTAATTTTGGACTTAACCATAAAACTTTCCACCTAAGATTATTATAGATGGTTTTACCTATGTTCCAACCAGAACTGGTTTGATCTTCAACTAGGCTTTTACAAGTAAAGTAGTCATCATGGAATCTGTTCATATCGCCTTTGATATTTG